ATATGCCCCAACTTGGACATTACTATAAGTTCCAGCAGGTGGGTTTGTGGTTAGATAACTAGCAACATTAACATTACTATAATTAGTAAGTCCATTGGTAGTTATGTAAGCTGCTACATTAACATTACCATAATTGGATCCGCTTCCGCTAGCGGCAGTAATCATAGTAGTGCCATCTGGGAATGTTAATATCCCACTTGAACTTAATCTAATATTAGCTATGTTACCTGAGTAAGTTGGTAGGTATGTAGCAACTTGGACATTACTATAAGTACCTGCACCTGGATTTGCCGTTAGATAACTAGCAACATTAATATTACTATAAGTAGATACACTATTATAGCTAACTGTGATTGGTTGTGAGGTAGTTGTGATAGCTAGATTACTGACTACTTCTGTGATGGTTACGGTATATGCCATGATCGTCTCCTATCCTAAAGTAAGTGATGTATAAACTGGGCTTACATTACTTAATATAGGATCACCAACTACTACATCGGGCTCCCAACTTTGTATTAGTGCCCAACGATGTGTGTTAATCTGTACTGGTGTGCTGTCGTCTTGCCAAGTAAGTGCGACCACGGTAATAGGTACATTTTGTCTTGCATCAGGTATGATTGGACCTGTATACATATTTGCTGGGAATGTCACATATATTTTACCTGTGCTAGCAGATGTGACATCTACATTGCCTGAAGTAAGTTCGGCTTTAGGAAAGCTACCAATAACTTTACTTGAAGCAAAATTAGGTTGGCCGGTATTGCGATTAAATGTTACGGTATCAACGACTAGTGTTTGACAATCTAGTTGGAATGTCCAAGCACTGACATTTTGTGCATAATCATAAATTAGGGTTTTTTGTGTTGATGGAAATGTTTGTTCAATTTTGATTTGATCTGCACCACCTAGGTACTGATCAAAATTTAAGATGCCGGCCATTGTCGCTCTCCTGAGGGAAAATACAGCAAGTACTGTGGCACTTGCTGTAGTCTTATTTATGCTTTTTCAAAATACGATTATGTGTAGTAAATAATATTCTTATTAAGGGCGCCTGGTAGTGGGTAAAAGCTACTTGGATATCTAGCAATACTTAGTAAGTAATTAGGTATGAATAAGTGAATTAATTTAATTAAAATTTAGATTGATCTATATCTATATTATCATTTAAAAATTTAATATAATTTTCATTACTTTCATTCAATTCTAATATATAATTAGTATCATTAGACTCATCAAATTCAACAATGCATCCATGCAATTGATTGGTATATAAATTTTTAATTTCTGTCCAATCTCTTGGATTTTCACTGATGAAAATAATTTTTTGATACATCGTAGTTAAAAATAAATTATATCTATCTTTAATATTCCAAGAAAAAATATTTAGATCACCACAATCACAATTACCATATTGGTTATATTTTATTCTTAATACTTTTGTAATCATAATATTCTCTTATATAAATTTAAATTTTACCGTAGGGCATCCTGCAATTCCTATAGAAGTAGAAATTACAGAAGTATTAGATATACTTTGGAAATCATCAGGCCATACTGCACCAACAGTAGCACCAGCAGGTAATGTATTCGTAGCAACTGCAATATTTGATCTTGAAGAACTAAAGCCCCCACCAAATGCAGGGGCTGTTATGAATGGGGGTGTACCTGCTGAAGGAAGCACATTACCTAAAAAGCTTTTTTCTTGGACTTGTGCAGATTGGCTAATAACTTCAGTATATCCAGGGAATCTATAGGTTGTTACATTAGTATTTGATAATAATTCTTGTTGACTAAAAATAGTATTGTTACTAAAAGTTGTTCCTGTTGGTAAATTGAAACAACTTACCCCAAATGCTATTATCATATTGCTAGATAATTCTATATCAAATGTTATGTCATTAATTGTACATATTGTATGTTTATCAGTTGAATTTCCTCTAATTCTACCCAATAAATCTTCTCCTTGAGATCCAGTATCACTAGTTTTTGCACTATATCCATTATAGGTCGTGCAAGATAGATTTCCAGAGAACGATACATTATTTCCAAATAAAATTGTATTAGAAGAAATATTATAAGTTTGGCCCGATAAAGAAACAGATGGTGAAATTGAATAATTTGAATTACTTCCACCAGTTGGATTAGTTTTACCCCCTCGATCTGTTGCTAATAATGTCCAATTTGACCAAGTTTGATCTTGTAATGATTTTGTATTATCATATGAACATGTAGAATAATATAAATTTAATACAACTTGATATGGTGCTCCAGTAAAGGCATTTTGACCTGTTGTATTTTGTCCTGATAATGCGGATATTGTGCTACTCCATCGTGGGTTTAAATTAGATTGAATATTAGCTGTTAGGCCATCATAACCAGGATCTATTCCCCATGGAGTATAGGTAGTTTCAGTAGATAAACTTTGTTTTGCTTTTAGCCATGTTGTGGTTCCGTTAGATGCCACTACTTGCCATTTCCATCTAGCTGGATGATCTATATATCCTCCTACTGTGTCATTACCGGCTATAGATTGATTAAAATATGCTGGACCAATAACTGATCCTTGAGCACTAACAGCTATTCTTTTATATCCTGCAGATTTAATTATTGGTGCTAAACTAGGTAAACTAAAATTACTATTTACTGAAGTAATCATCATATCAGTATGTGTAAAAATACCTAATCTAGTATCATATTCACCAATAGTAGGTCCAGAACCAAACAAACAAGGAAATATTCTAGCATTAGTTAATCTATCGTAATAATTATATTTGGCTGCGGCGTTAATAATTTGTTCTGTGGTAGTTACTGTTGCTGTCCCCCCAGGGCCAGCCGCAGAAATATTATTAGGTATATTAACAGTTACCTGTGATGAGTTTGATAATGTAGCTGATACCCCACTACCAGTAAAATTGATTGTTGAAACTGCATTAGTTAAAAGAGTTCCTTCATCTTTAACACCAAGTTGGCTAGAGACTGTTAAATTTCCATTAGCGGTATTACCAACAATATCATATCCTGTTTCATCTTTAAAAACATCAAATATTTTTTCAAACAAACTACCAGGTGACACATTTCCGCCAAATAATCCATCTAATTTGTTTAACAATGACACCACAGACAAGGCTGTCATCAATCCGCCAAGTTCATCATAGGCTTTGGTGTCTGGCCCTATGGCATCTGTGGTCTGTGTTGATGTGAATGTTGTTATAGCACTATTACTACTGAATGGGCCCACTGTGGTTGAATTGTAACCACGGGTTTTTACTACTAGGTTGCTGGTGCCAATGTTATCATAGTCAAGTGTGATAGTTTCGCCTGTGGTAAATGTGCCACGCACATTGGCATTACCATTTAGAGGTTGTCGTGTGCCAATTAATCTATAATTTCGTTGTGCTTCACCAAGTGCTACATCATTTGATAGAAAAAACTCCATACCTTCAATAAGACCAGCTGGGCTTGTTGAGCTAACTTCAATACGAGGACGAGCATCACCTTCAAACTTAGCGACTGTAGGTGTGCCTGGACGACCAATGTTACCAGTCGTGGTAAATCCATTGGTTACCGTTCTTGTATAACGGCTTAGGTCTTCTACATAAACACCGCTGTCATATTCTAATGCTGTGATTTCGCTTTGTAGGCCTTCATCGCCTTGCACTTCTGCTACGGTAATGATACGGAATAGTTTACTGCTAAAACCTAATGTGCTGTTGGTAACATCAATGACATCACCTGGAGTCATGTTGATAGTTGTATAATCACTTTGGAATGTGATGATTAGATCAACTCGTTTTTGTTTAAGTTCAATAAAGCCTAGCAGTTGTGCCTGTACCGGCTCATTGATAAAATTGTAGGTGATAGGTAATATACGATTTAATTCATTGGCATTGCGATCACCAATTGGGATATTGATCTGGACATAATCAGTGGCATCACGGATATCACGGTTAGGGAATTCTACTTTCACACTGCTATACATTTCAGCTAGACCCGTGCCGCTGACTGAGATACTGCCTAGGATATTACCATCATCAAAGCTGGCAACACTGGTGCCGCTACGATTGATGATCACACTCCACTTGCCTGTCAATAGACTGTAACTTAACCAACTGCCTGAGGAGTTTGCGATGTCTTCAACATTCTTCATTACCTCATTGTCAGCGTTGACTAGACCATTGATCTGATATCTATTGGTTAAAGTTTGGCTTACTGAGTTCTCATCAATATAACTTACGCTGTTAGCTGAATATGAGTTTAAGGCTGTGATTGTGGTGGTATCAATTTCTGTATTGGCGATGTTGGCACCATATAGGCCATTGGTGATATAGTCGTATAAGACATCACCAGGTTTGTTCATTGAACTGGTTATTTGAAATTTTAGATTTTTTGTTAGACCTTTGATATTCTTTTCAGCGTTGTAGTTTACTTCAATGACAGCAAATATCAAATTAGTCATTGCGTGAGCACTGGTCCAACCACTGACTACGCTGTAGGCATTTACGGCTGTGCCACTTGTGCCTGTGGGAAATCTTTGATTAGCACTGCCACTACCACCTGCGTAGCAATAGATCTTAACTAGATCATTTAGGCTTGGATCTCGATTGCCACTACGGTCTGTGGTGTAGTCTACGGTTACGCCGTCAGCTTGGAATGTAACAGTCTGATCGTCCCAGTAGATACTGCCGATACCATAGCTGGTTGCTGAACTGTTTGAATATAATGTGCCTGTCTTTTCAGCTAGAGTAACAACATAGTGCATACGCTGATTGTTATTTGACATAACAGCATCAGTGACGATACCGCCAAAATAAGCACTACCATATAAGATTGGAATCTTTTGATTTGGATCCGGTTCAACTTGTAGACGAACACCATTATCAATACCAGGAGCACCGGGGCCAGAATTAGCTGATGACGCTGATTTACTAGCATCTTTGTTCGTGCTGGCAGTGACTTTTTTAAGGATATAGCCCATAGCCACGGTTCTTGCTATACTACCTAAGGCACCTCCGCCAGTAGTAATTGTTTTGAATATACCACCTATATCATCAAACCAACCCATTATTTTGCCCCAAAGTTAAAGTTACTGTTTACTAGTGCGTAAACCCTATCCATACTGATATCAGTTGGGTAATATGTTTTTTGATCTACTGTATTTGTTCTGCGTCCTGCGACTTTATTGTTTAGTAGTTCAACTACATTGGTGCAGGTCAATGTCACTGTGACTGTGCCAGTCAAGCTACCCATATCCAATTCATCAGAGACATCATAGTTGCTGACGATACCTTGGAACTTCTGTGCTGGATTGTTGCCAAGGCTTAATAATTGTCCAGTTGAGGGATTAAAGAAAGCACGATAGATTATGATGTTACTGCCTTTAACTGGGTTGTTTATGATATCTGTGACATTGGCGTTTGGAATACCTGCGATGGATATTGTAACTTCCTGTGGTGTTGCACGCAGTTCACTGCTGCTATCACTGATTGATAATAGTTGTCCAAGTGCTGTATAACTTTCACTATTAATAGTATAAGGGATATTGAAATCACTGAACTTCAATACAGAATAGCCAGGGATATCCAGGCGAACAAATAGATTAGTCTGTATGCTGGTATAGCTACTAAGATCTAAGACTGCCATTATGTTAAGTCTTCATAAAAGGTAAAATTACCGTCCCAACTTACTTGATCTCTAGCCATAATCGTCCAATTTGGCAAGGTGGTACAGATAACTTTGAATATAACATTAGGACCTACTACTAAGGTCTTGCTACCTGTGCTGTCTAAGACTGGACGATTAAGTGTGACCACATTGCTGTTAAATGCTACATTATTGACCACTGAATAGACTTTACCAGTCGTGCCTAGTTGGATTAAATCGCCTGCCAGGAATTTATTTCCTGATGCGGTAGTTGGGCTTGCTGTTAATGTTAGTGTCACATTACCCTGTGTAGCTGTGCCAACAAAGCCTGTGGTTGATATGCTGTTACCTTGATATTTCATAAACCAAGCTAATGTGCCTGCGGTATTCAAACTGATATTACCACTGGTATAACGGTCAGCATTTTCAATGGCTTCAATTGGACCGCGTAGTGTCTGCCAAGGAATACCATCCGGCACCTTAACATCAAATCGCCACACCTGCCCACCGCGGCTAGTTGAACGCACTGTTTGATCTCTTGAAATAGTCTGGCTTACTACTCCTTTTTTGTTGATGCTGATCGTTTCAGCATAGTCAATTACTGTTTGGAATGCTGTAGTTGGCATTGTTATCTCCTCGTGCTAGGAATGCTTTTAGCACCCTGTTGACTTACTGCATAAATGAAACTTGGATCTCGGGCTACCATCTGTTTGAAACTCATCGCATCAACAGCATTGATATTATATACCACTGTTGTTCCGCCCATCTGATTGTTTGGGACTACACTTCTACCTGCGGCACCCATAAGTAACTCCGGTCCGCGTTCACCAATCAGCACTGGGCCGTTGGTTGGAATGATACCACCGTTGGCAAATCCAAATATGCTACCAATGGTGCCTAATATTCCGCCACCACCACCACCACCACCTGATGCTGGTGCAGCCATACCGCCAAATGTTTTAGCGATTAATTCACGCACCTGTTGGCGTAATAATTCTTCTACAATACTTGATACAAATGATTTCCATTCAAACTTACCAGTCTTGGCAAAGTTTACGATAGCATCTTCCATACCTTGAGTAGCTTTCTTAAATACTGCTTCGGCATTCTTAGCGGCATCTGTTGCGGCTTCTTTATAATCATTAAATGCTCGTTTCCACCCTGTTGACCATTTACGGCTTTCTTCGTATTGATTTTTTGTTGCTTCTTTAAGTTTGTCAGCACCAGCTATTGCTGCGGCATAGTAGGCCTCAACCTCAGCAGGATCTAATTGTGTAACATTTCTACGGCGTTTTTCAGCTTCAATTGCAGCATCGGCACTTTCTCTTGCGGCAATATCAATATCATTATATTTCTTTTCAAGAGTTGTCATTGTCAATTGAGCAATATCATCTTGAATTTTTCTTAATTGTTTATTTTTATCAATCTGCTGATCTAAAGTAAATAGACTTAGTTGTCTTACACGGGTTTCTTCAACTTGCTTAGTAACTACTTTATCTAATGTTACAAGATGATTTTCATATTCTGTTGTAAGATCAGCAATTTTATTTTTTACTTCTTCAGTTAAAACACCTTTTTCATAGTCACTCTTAATACTTTCAGCATTAATTTCTTTTATTTTATTTTCTAAGTCTAATTTCTTTTGAGCATAAGCAGTATAAGCATCAGTTCTACTTTTTAATAGTTCCTGATCTTTTTCACTTAGAGTTAACATTGCTGTATCATTCTGGATAGATTTTATTTTTTCAGCATTTGATAATTTGTATGCCTCAACTGTTGATAATAGTTGAGCTTGTAGTTTAGCAAGATTCTGTGCCGCTTCTGGATATCTCTCAGCATTAGTTAGACCTTTACCAGGCGTCTGACTAAGTGCATTTATTTTATCAAACTTTGCCAATTCTTCAGTATAGCGTTTAGTAGCATCTGCGGCATCATCCATACCATTTTTAGCCGCTTCATTTGATTTACCAAATAGATCAAATTTATCAATAAGGTAGGCAGCCCCACCAGCTAAAATACTTAATCCTAAAATTAATGGATTTGCTTTTGTTACAGCATTTAATAATGCTGTTGCTGTAGTAGCGGCTTTGATTGCTGTTGTTAATTCTTTATATGCAACAACCATTTCAATAATCATTATTTGAACTTTCATTCCAATGAAAAATCCAAAGGCAAATAATAATGCTTTGAAAACTCTTGCAACTTCTTCTATATTATCTCTTAGATAATTTAATACATCAGCTAAGGTATTGATAATATCTCTAAGTCCCTGACTACCTCTTGCAGCATTCATAAATTCATCAACAGCTAGTTTTAATCTAGTTGATAATACTTCAAACTGTTGACTAACTGTAGGGATACTACGACCAAATCCTTCTTCGATTGATCTAGCAGCCATTGACATAGCTTTAACAAATACATCACCAGTAATCTTACCCTGACTACCTAATAATCTTAAATTTCCTACTGGAACACCTAGCGCATCAGCTAGAGCTTTTGATACTGGAGGTAAACCCTCAAGGATTGATCTTAATTCATCGCCCTGGAAACGACCTGATTGTAATGCCTGACCTAATTGTAATAAAGGACCTGCGGCTTCTTGCGCACTAATACCAGAGTTAACTAGAGCTTTAGCAACAAGATCAGTAATCCTTGCCGCTTCAGTCTGACTGATACCTAATGCATCAGCACTACGAGCAATACGAAAATATAAATCACCTACTTGTTCAAGTGGAGTTCTAGTACTAATAGCAATTGCTGCAACTGCTTCCAATTGTTTCTGACTTGCACCAAGTGCAGGATCTAGTTGACTAAATCTATTTCGTAGACTGGTAATACTGTCAGCCATTTTAATAACCTGCGAAGTAACAGCACCAAAAGCTAATGTTCCTAATACTGTTCCTAAGCCTGATAATTGACTTTGTAGAGAACGAAGGCTAGCTGTAGCCTGGTTAATGTCAACTCCAACGGTATAATTTAAGTCTGACATGGCTATTTTCCTCTGAACAATTTGTTTAATCTATCTCTAATATACTTAACTGTTGGTAGTGTCATACCAACAGGTGCCATTTTACTATAACCTTTATCTAATCGTTTAGCGTAGGGATAATTAGCATTGATAACAGTTCCTTGCAATACTGTCTTGTTCTGCGCATTACCAGATCGTTTAGGGGTAGCAGTTTTGAATACATTATATGCTTCTTTAGGAACTTTTTGTAATTCTCTTAGTTTTCTTGCTAAACTAGGAGTTATACTATCACTGGATTTTTCAACTGTTAACATTTTCTTTACTCCTAACTGCTTGAACCATTTTTAACATTTCTTCTTCAGATAATTTTGGAACTGGTTTATCTAAATTTTTATTTTTATTCTTGCTATCAGCTTTTTCATTGAGATAGTTTTCATATGTAACTCCTAAATTAGCAAGTATGATATCTATACTATCTCCTTCTCTTATTAAGTGACTAGGTAATACACCATATCGTCGTGCTACCCAGTCAATTGTTACCATCATGTCGAAGGTACTATCTCCTTCTCTGACGCCGTACTCACTGACTTTCCCAACTCTTCAATCACCCGGGTAATTGCCTTCATCATTACATCAGTTGGTAAGATGGAATCATTATTAATTACTTTATTGCCTGATTCGTCAAGTATTAGATCTTTAACTAGTTCGGCAGCAGCACCAAAGTCTTCTGCTTTGACTGTGGCCATTTTAGCAAATGTCTGTATACTTTGTCTATCATAGATCCAAAAGATTAAGGCTTCACCATATTTGGTGACTGTACCTTCATCATCTAATTTTATTTCTATTAATTGGGGTTTTGCTGCTAATTGACTTAATTTCATCTTTAGATCTCCTCTCTGTTAATCAATTCATTTGCCATCGCGATTAAGAATGTTAATCGGTTGCGTGCCTTGGCCACATCTTTGGCTGCACAATTTACTTCATTAGCTGTCTTTGCGACTTCTGCTAATATACTTTGCAATAGTTCTTTACGATCTTTCGTCTCTAAAACTTCCATAAATCTCTCCATCAGTTGTATTTATTAATAAGAAAACAGGGCATCTCTGCCCTGTTTATCTTGTTATTGCTATTACGCTACTGTGTAATTGCCAGATACAGTTAATGTAACTGGTGTTACCCATACTGGACTATCTGCTGAAACTGTTGGTGCTAGACCAGTCACATAGGCTGTGCCTGTAACTGTTTTTGCTCCAAAGTTAATGTAGAAAGTGCATTCTGTTTTTTGACCGCTAAGACCAAATACACCTAAGTATGTAGCACTATTAGCTGTTGTTGATACATTACCAAAGAAGGTAGTTGGGTCAACAACGATGTTAGTAGAGATACTATTTGTAGCTGTAGTTGGAATCTGCAATTTACTTGCAGTGTCTAACTGTGTCCAAGTGAATACATCGTTAGCATTATTGATCGTTACATCTTGTAGTGCTGGAACTGTTAAGTTACCTGCAACACTATTTGACTTTAAGATCAATGATACATAACCTGATACGCCTGGAGCTGGATTAATGTAAGCCATTTGTAATGCTCCTTATGTTAAAAGTTCTATAAAACTGAATGTAAATTCAGTTACTAATGCATCTACCTCATAGCTCTGACTAACTGTGCAAGTTCTACTTACACGACGGTCATCGCTGATACCTGACCTTGCGGCCTGCATCTGAGATATAATGCTATCATAGTTTGATACGGTTGTTTTTGCGTCTAATACTAGATAGGCAGTGATCGTTGTCGTTTGATTGACTAGACTACCTCCATCGAAAGTATTAATCGCGGCTTCTTGACTTAATAAAGGACGGTCAACATAGATCTTCTTGTAGTTACTTAGATATAATGGTGCCGCATCTTTGGTGTAAGGTAACTCGTCGCTGACTGAGATAGTTCCAAAGTCCAGGGTTTTCAAATATGTGATTAGTTCATCACGCATTATCTTATCCTTTGGTAATTAACATAAGTGTCTTTTACTTCTTCAGTGTCTATCGTTCCACTACCATCATAATCGTACCAGTTAGCGTGACGGATCAGTTCATCAAATAACACAGAGTATTTCTGTTGATAGAAATCAATCTTGACTTTCTCTGCGTTATTCTCATTACCAAAGTCTGCTATTTTAGGCAGGATGTATTCAAATAGTGCGTAATACACACATAAATCTGTAAAATCATTCTTATTGCTAACAATCTTGGAACCGGACAGAGATGGTATAGTTAAGGCACTGGCACCATAGGCATAGGCAAGTGATCTATACCACTCTGTATTCTTCAATTGAGCGAGGATCCTTTCCGTAGAGCGGACTAATATATCTTCTACAATTTGATCGTCGAGGCCTTCATTCTCATCAAAAAGTCGTTGATCTTTGTCAACTACATCTTGATATTCAGCAAAACTTAAAACTGTTGTTCCTGATAGTATAAAAGCCATTTCCGTATCCTCGTTAAGTATTCAATTAGTTTACAATTGAACTGTCTGAAAGCAAAGCTACACCGTAACCGTTATATAGAACACCAGTAGCATAAAGAGAACTTGCAACTAGCGCATCGCCTCTCATAAGTGCATCACGCTGCAACTCGATGTTAATATCACGCATAATGCCTAGACCTAATGCGTCACGATGGAATACACCGCCAACATAGTCACCGTCTGTGCCTGTGTCTTGATCTGCAAAGTTAGATGTTTCATAAACTGGGCAACCTGCTAGCATACCTACATAACCATTCATCATTGCTTCGTTCTGAAGAACGCCTGATGCTGGGTTAGCAAATGTGCTTGTTAAGTTAGCTTTTAAGTCATATGCAACATACGGATGTAGAACGATCGCGATGTCTGTAGGAGGGACTCCTGTGCCACGCAATTTTGCAATAGCTTGGAACACTTGTGCAACTGATAAAGCACCTGTGATAGAACCTGCACCAGCATTTGTTGTAACATTACCTGTTCCTACTGTATTTCCAAAACTTCTAAATTTAGCTGTTAAGTCTAAGTCAATGCGACGAGCGATAGCTTCACCGAATAAACGACCTACATCAGCTACAACATTACTTGCTGAACTGATACGAGCTAGATCAGTGATGTGTGTAGCTAGACCAACTTCACCGATTGTTAATGTTGCTGTTGATGTGTCTACATTAGCATATCCAGTAGAATCATAATCCCAAATTTTAACACCTTCTGTTAAAGTTTGAGCTGTTTGTAATGGATAGATAGGCACATTGATTGTTTTACCTTGTGCTGGGCCTAGTGTGTAATTCTTTACTAGACCACGCATGATACTTTTTTCTGAAGCTACAAATAACGCTTCTTGAATGATACTAGGAAGCAACTCACTTAATGTTGATGTGGTTGATCCTGTTACTGTTATAGCTGGCATTTTATAATCTCCTTAAGATTAAAATTAATTAAATAATACCTGCGGTCTTACGATATTCCGCATATATTTTACGATCTTCTGGATTCTTCATATCCAATTTAGAGATATCAATCTTACCACTTTGGCTTTTTACGCTGTGGCTTGAATTTGTAGTGGCAGGTGTTGCCTGCACAAAGTGTGGGTTTTCTGAAAGGAAGTTTTTCACTAAATCTTTTACGGCTAATGGTTTACCATCGTCACCGTAACGCACTGTACCTTTATCATCTGTAACTTCCACTTCGCCATCACCGTTGAGTCTTACATATGGGCGTAACAGTTTCTTCACTTGCTCTGGATTAACAGAACGGAATTCACCTGCTATGCTTAGTAGTGGTTGCTCAACCTTAAATTCTTCAATCTGACGGTCTCTCTTTTGGATTTCTGAATCCTTTTTAGCCGCTAAATCCGCAATAATCTTATCAAACTCACCACGCTTTAATTGCTCATCTTGAGCTTTCTTTGCGGCTTGAGCTTTTAACTCACGAAGTTCTGTGACATCACCTAAATCCTCATAGGGTTTAAGTAGTTTCTTTTGTAGGCTGGCTTTCATACCGGCCATATGGCTGTCAAATTCTTCTTGTGTATAAGTTCTTGCTTCTTTAACTGCTTGAGTTTCCTGACTTGATTGTGTGGCTAAAGCGTCAGTTGCTTCGTTAGTGCCTGCCAATGTTTGTTCTGCGGTCATTGTAACCTGGCCTCCTTTAGAGTGTTTTTTAATACAATATTTATTGCGTTTTTAATGCCTATTACTAATACTTTTTCTTTCCTGTGCCAGTCTTACCTGGTTTCTTTTTTGCGTGTTTCATTGTCATAGCTCCTAGTGTTTTACCATTTAACTTTGTTTGACCAATATGCCGCACTTAGTGGGCCTTTGGCTATGTTCTTAGCGTGGCGGGCACGGAATGCTCTAGCTCTAGCTGTATTTCCTCTATCACCACGCACACCTTGTTGTCCAAAGCGTATCAATCTAACAACATCACCTTTCTTTGCTAATACCGCGTGGCTCTTTGTAGGGTGGCTAGGTGTTCGCTTAGGTTTATTGTAGCCTGCGAATGTAGTTTTGCCTCGCTTGATCATTTTTTCTTATATCCACTTGCGTAAATTGCACGAGCCTGTTTTGCCGCTTTGGCTTTAGCACCTTTACCAAAATATGCTTTACCAGTGCTACCCCATTTGTATCCTGTTTTACTACCATTGGTAGTTTTGTGAACTTTATGGACTGGCATATTATTTTACCTTTTTCTTACAGATCCAACAAGTTTTGATCTTTAATAGTTTTAATAGTTTGTGCCACATATGGTTATCCTAAATTAAGTAATTGTTCTTTGGCAGCTCTGATATCATCTGCTGTGATTTCTGTGTGTATGGCTAGTATCTGAGCATCTGTATAACCGTCCATGATCATCTTTTGTATGTGTGCGGATCTATCTGCTGGAGTGGTTGGTGGATGTTCAAGGGCACCTGTTAAAGTTGGTGCTGTAGCATCAGGTGGTGCTGTCTGTTGGCCACGGAGCTCATCAGCGATAGCATTGATAGCATCAATCTCAGCTTGGTATTCTGGCATCTGTGCCGCTTCTTCGTCAGAGATAGTATAACGCGGATCGTCTAACAGTTCACGCAGTCGATATTCAATGACAGCGATTGCATCTGGGGTTGTGGCTGTGGCTTTGGCCGATTGTAGTTGTTGGTATTCATTACCTACATCGTGTATGTTGAAGCTACCAGGATAGTCGATCTCTCCATTCCATTGCACATTTTGGTAAGCTGTCCAAATATCCCACATCTGTTCTTCTGCGATCTCTAAATTATCTGCTTTTTCTGCAAGGCGTGCATTGAGCAAGGCAAATTCAGTCTGCATAGCTATGCCTGACATAGTTCTAGCTTCAGTGGCACGCACCGCACCTGTGTTAGCCATCTTGTCTATGCTGGCGATACGGGCATTAATACTTGCATAGATAGCTGAAATGTCTGCACCTGTGTTCTGTAAGGTATAAGGTTTAAGTCCTGGGTCCATGGTTTCTGGAACATAACAGATAGCACCAGCACCACTACCCAACTTAACATTCTCTGGTGTTACCAGGGTTGGGTGGCTGTCTAATCTGATACTGGCTTCAATCTCGCTAAGCTCATTATAGATAGCTTTCTGTTGATCTGCAATATCGCTGATGTCACTGACCCCAATACCTTTGATTGGACTGCGTTGATTGTAGGCGATAACGATTGGTATCATACCTAGTTGATTGACTTCTTCGATCTGACCTAGGACTTTCTTCTTAGCACGATTCATCTCAGTAGTTACGATGCGATCTTCATACCATTCAATGATCTTTGTTGTCTGACTATTATAATCATCTTCGGCATATTTGAAATAGGTTAGTCGATAATAACCGCTTGGGCTTCTTTGGTATTGCCAATCATATACTACCAATGGTGTTAATACACTGATATAAGGACGCACACCAGCATCAAGTTCATCAGCTAGGGTTGCAGCACCAATGTTGGGTTTGCTTAATAGGATGTATGTGTGACCAAATACTGCTGTCCAGGTTGCTACATCTTTCATCACAGCATCTAGGCTACGACCTTCCAGGTCAGCATCAGCTAAGAAGTCAACTAAAGCTGGGTCATCTTTGATATCACCAAAGTCACGGTCAGGTTCGGTACGGAACAAGAAACTATTATATACATTGATAACTGAACGGCAATGATTGTCTAGAGGAGTTACAGCAAGCCTAGCAGAATATTCTCTATCGCTTTCTAGTTGATAGCGATTAAGATGATTACCACCACGGTATTCATCACCACCCATATAGCTCTCAAGATAGAATAACCAACGCTTTTGGTTATCAGTGTATAGGAGATTAGTGCTGGTAACGCTGTTGTATAGTTCTTGGAGGTTGTTATTCATAGGGTTCCCTGCGTTTTGGCTGCTATAGTATAGTTATTATTTATGCCGATATTGCCAGCT